TGAATCTCTAAGACAAGATAGAAATAGACTTTTAGCTGAAACAGATTTTTATGCTTTATCTGATGTTACAATGTCAGACGAAATGAAACAATATAGACAGGACCTACGAGATATCACGGTTGGTCTTAATACAGAAAAAAAAGTAAAAGATAAAGAATTTCCAAATAAACCAGAATAATGCAACTTTCTAAGAATTTTTCTTTGGAGGAAATGGAACGTTCCCAAACTGCTCAACGTATGGGAATAAAAAATAAAGCTGGATCAGGTGAGATAAAAAATCTTACTGATTTATGTTATAATGTTTTAGAGCCATGCAGAGCAAAGTTTGATAAACCAATTCGTATAAGCTCTGGTTATCGATCAGAAGAACTATGCGTTGCTATAGGTTCAAAAAAAACTAGTCAACATGCTCTTGGTATGGCGGTCGATATGGAGATACCATCAGAAAGTAATTTAAAGGTCGCACTTTGGATTCAGAATAACTGCGATTTTGATCAGCTTATTTTAGAATACTATACAGGAGAAGCTAACTCTGGTTGGATACATGTATCTTTTCATGAGGGAAATAATAGAAAACAAGTATTAACATTTGACGGCAAATCATATACAAATGGATTACCAGATGCAAAATGGTCTGGTGGTAAATTACAAAATTAAAGGAGAAAAATATGCCATATCATTACGGTGGAATGAAGAAGAAGAAAAAGAAAAAAGCAAAAAAACCAAAAATGGGTAGAAAGAGAAGATAATGGTTAAATCAGCATCTATTAAAAACATTATCAAAGATCTAAAACCAAGACAAAAAAAAACGATGAGAAGACACGCAGTTCATCATACTTTGAAACATATGAGGTCTATGGCTAGGTCTTTAAAAAATGGAAGTACGTTTGCTTCTGCACATAATAAAGCAATGAGAACAGTTGGAAAATGAACGGATTTACAACAACTTCTACATTAGCAGAAATGATTAACAAAAGACCAATGCGAAAGAGAAGAAGAAATGTCAAAAAAAAGAAAAAGAAGAAAAGTACCAAAAGATAAGCGAACAGGATTACCGAAAAAATATCTTGCTGGTTTATCAGGTAGTAAGAGGTCCTCTAGAGCTAGTCTTATAAAAACTATGTCAAGGATTTATAAATCAGGCGGAACTATTCCAGCTTCAATGTTTAAAGCGAGAGTAAAATAATGGCAACAAGAAGACCTTTATCAGCAAGAGTACAAGCAACATTAAGAGCTAAAGCAAAGAAAAGAAAAAATATAACTTATGGTACTTTAGCAAAAGTTTATCGTAGAGGACAAGGTGCATTTCTTAGCTCTGGATCTAGACCTAGAACATCGATGGCGGCATGGTCGATGGGAAGAGTAAACTCATTCTTGAGAGGTTCGAGAAAACATGATACAGATTTGCGTAGAAAGAAAAAAAGACGATGAAAACTAATAAAGAAAAATTTGCTGAGATAGATGGTAGAATTAAATTAGTAAATCAAAAAATAGATTTAATAATTAAAAATCATCTTCATCACATGA